TGTAGGGACCAATGTAGGGACCAATGTAGGGACCAATGTAGGGACCAATGTAGGGACCAATGTAGGGACCAATGTAGGGACCAATGTAGGGACCAATGTAGGGACCAATATAGGATTAAATGTATTAATATATGAAGAATAATATAATGTTGACATACTTTGATATCGAAATGATTCAATAATAGATATATATGGATTAAAACTATTATGTACTTTTGAATATTGATAGACTGATATAAATTTTGATGGCATTGTTTTGATAATAGAGAGATATCTAAAACTCACAGATCTAGGTAATAAACTTAATTGTGATAATGATTGTTTTGAATAAATAATATAGTTTGAATCAAAATAATTACTATAACCATAAGACAAATGATTCGAATTAAAATAGTTACTATAATCAAAGAATCTCTTTGAATTTATATTTGTATTAGATATAAAATAATCAGAATACTTTTTATTATTGGAATAACTATAATAATTTTTATGACTATGTTCTAAACTCTTAACAAGAGTCAATAAATTATATAATAAAATTAAAAATAATAATATACTTTTCATTAAATAGCGCACTATATTATATAAATATTACTATTTTAGGTTTATATTTCCTATAATTATAAAAATTGAATTATATTTTGTATAAAAATATAATTTAACATATTAAAAGATGAACACTAGAAGTCAAACCAAATATAATAATAGTGCTTTGTATGAAGTCAATATTGACTTTGATGAAGCAAGTGCAGCGTGGAGATCCAATAAAAAACCCGTCGGCGATGGAACATTTAAATACATTTGTTTCGGTATCACTAAAACTGGTAATAAATGCGTAAGGGAACCATTACAAAACTCGGAATATTGTAAGATACATACAAAAAAATAATCATAATAAACATAATAAATGAAAAATTAATTAGATTGTTTTACGTGTTTTAGATTTATTTAATTTTTGCCTTCTTTTATTCTTTTTTCTTTTTTTTGTCCCTCCTCTTTTTTTAGCAGACGTTTTTGGTTCATTTTGTTGAATTTGATATTCCTTGATAATTTGCTCAATTTCCACCATTTCATTGCTTACCGCTATGTCTAATGCAGTGTTTTCATGTTTGTCCTTCACACTTATATCGGCGCCAGACAGTAACAATTTACTGACTATCTTAGGACTGTTACTTTCAGTAGCAAGTATTAACGGCGTCTTTCCATATTCATCTTGAAAGTTGATATTTGCCCCTGCTTTAATCAGTTGTTCAACAATATTTAACTGGTCATCTTTATTCATAATGCTATTTTGCGTTACTGTTATTAAAGATGTATCGCCGATTCTGCTTACAGAATTCACATCGGCACCATTTTGTATTAAAAATTCTACAATATCAGGATAACCATCGCGAGAAGCCAACATTAAAGGTGTTTGATTAGATCGATCTATAGTTTCATCAATATTTATTTCGATACCAAGTTCACTCTGAATACGGTCTATAAGTAAAACTATTTTTTCTAAATCGCCTACTTCAGATGCGTAATGTAGTATTTCACTACATAATGCAGTGAGTCTAACTTCTTCGTCTTCATAATCTTCTTCAGATTCAGATTCTCCAAAAGTGAGTAAATATTTCCACTTTCTATCTAGTTCTTTTCGCATCATTACTTTATAATCCATAATAAATTATATGAATATATTAAATTATAGTGTATAAATCATATTTTATAAATCATATTTTATAAATATTTAAAAAAGATTTATAAACATCTTATTAATATATAAGTAAATACCAAATATGGTTTTAAAATTTTTACACATACAATCGCATTTTATTCACCTTTATTTTTTAACAATTTTCGAGGTGATTTTTTATATTTACTACATAATGCCTTATGAAAAATCTATATTTAAACACTTATTTGAGGATGACATTGATATGATACCCCAATTAAATAATATAACAACGTATATGGAAGTAAATGACTGTGACAAATATGAGCGTAAACTGAACAAAGACAATGACAAATTATGGAACAATTGTTTTCTTTACATTATAATAATATCTTCATTGTTTTTTATAATGATGGTGCGTGATATTTGGAAAAACTACGCTAGTTATAAAATAATAACTACTACAACCGCATCTTCATCGCCAAAGTACAATCCAAAATCCGCCATAGTTTCATTTGGAAGTTTTCAAAATTTAGGTGATTATAAAAAAAACGATGACCAGGAATCGTCTGTTGAAATGGTAACGTCGCCAAAAAACACTACACTAACTGATATAAACAGAGTAATTGAGAACCCTACTTTCATAAAATATTATTGGTATAATTCAGGGTTTCTTGCCGAATTGATAAAAACAGTCGAGTTTATAATATTAGTGGGTATTTTTGAGTATCTCTTTTTCGCTTACATAGTTAATAAATATAAGATCGCCAATTCAAAAACCATATTGTGTAATATTTATAAAAAAATTACATAACGTTTTAACCAATCGCTAACGCTTCTTTTCGCTAACGCTTCTTTTCGCTAACGCTTTAACCCAGTTCGCATATGCTCATACGCAAATTGGATAATACATAAGTATCATTTACTCGTTTATTTTTAGAATACAATATATTCAAAAACTTTTGTGATTGTTCTACACCTTCCAACATCGACGTCTTTTTATAGTTTCTCTCTATAAACTTACAATATTCCATTTGATTTTTTAATGTTTTCTTAAACTGTAAGAGAGAAAGATTATTTTTTGTACACCAATATAAAAAATCCTGATAGTTATTCATTAATATTGTTTTAATTACATAATAAGATAAGACATTTGTTTCTTCTTTGTATAATGTCTCTCTTAAAACCTTTCTATGACTATTTTTTGAATATAAATCTGTATATGACAACCCCATAAACCTAAGTGCTTTTGTCAGTTGGAAGAAACTATATGTTCTTTCAAAATTAATAAAAAATTCAGAATTAGAGAGAAATCCTTCAAGATCGTTTTTGTTATTCAACGCAAAAAAACTACAAAAAAGAGCATTTATTATTTCCGCCCAAAATTCTGTATAGGATTCATATAAATTCACATCTGACTGAACTGGGAAAATATTTAATATATATTTTGTACATTCCGTATTATTCATATCCGAAAAATCGAGCGCAAAATTGTGAAATGATTCATGTATAAAAACCTTAAACCATTCTTCCTTTCTATAAATAACAATCTCGGCATCTTTTGGACACGTCGTTGTAAATGCAGTATTGACATTATTTTCATTTAAAACTTGAATATTTGAGTTTGGCAACCTCTTTTCTAATGAGGTAAAATAAAAATAAATTATCAAATTACTAGCGCATTGTTTTGACGCATATTCATTTAATATATATAACCACATTATAATAGAATCAACATGTTTGTTGTATTCTTCCATTTTTAACTCGATATGGTCATCTTCTGTTACAAAATATAGTTTGATATTTCGATTAAAGAGAGAAAAATTATAAGATATTTCAGTTAAAGATAATTCATCAATATGTTTTCTCACTTCTTCTGGAAAACTATTTACACTAAAATTCTTAGGTCTTATTATTTGTTTTGAACTATGTATTTTTTTTATAGTTACATTGTAAAAATTAGCGCCACGTGTTTTTTTTACATTTAAAAGATAGTTGTGTGCATTTAATATATCGTGGTATAATCGTGTAAGAATCTTATCTGTTCGTTGTGTTTGATGTATATGATTTATATACTTGTTTTTTGTAAAAAATGACATAAGTAATTTACTTTTTTTTGATAACTTCATTATTATTATAATGAGTTATTTATTTTTAAGTTTTGTCTTAATATATTTTTACAATTATATTTTTTATTTATAATTGTAAATAAATAAAAATATTAATATTTACTATATGGACTCTACAGTAATAATAGTTTTAGGAATTATTTTATTAGCGTTGATTATTTTAAATAATATTATAATTGTTCCATCTCCTTCACCTGTAGGTGGTTGCGCTGGAACACAATATGGTTGCTGTATGGATGGCACTACTACTAAAATGAATGCGTATGGAACAAATTGTCAACCTGCTCCTTATCCTCCTCCTCCTGTGCCACCTCCTCCTGTTCCTCCACCTCAACCTATCGGCGGTTGTGCTGGAACACGTTATGGATGCTGTCCTAATGGTACAACACCTAAATTTAACCAACAAGGTACAAACTGTCCGAATTATCCTAAACCTTTAATTGGAGGTTGTGCTGGAACACGTTATGGATGCTGTCCAGATAAGGTTACACCTAGAAATCAAAATGGTTCCAATTGTCCAAATTATCCAAAATAAAAATAAAATTAATTGAATATTATTTTTATTTTAGTTTTAGTTTTAACAAAATATTATAAATATTATAAATCTTTGCGTCGAATTTTATCACGAATTAACATAAGATCATCAAATACATCTGGAGGTGAACCGCGAACATAGTGCATCAATTTTGCGTCATTTGTAGCTAATAGCAATTTTTTTAACTCTTCATTCTGAGTAAATTTCGCATATTGCGCATCATACATTTCCTTTTTATGTCTTTTTCCAAAAAAATCGGGATCTATTGTTACTTCTGATGGTCTTAATTGTTTACCATTTAGTTTACCAGATTTACCGCCAGCAGCTTTAGCCATTTGAGGATCTTTAGATAATTCTGTTCCTGAATCAAGAGAGAAACTTAAATAGAATGTAGGATGATTTTTCTTAAATTTAGACGCTTGATAATAATGCTCAACGGACGCCCAATGGTGGTTATCGAGTGTGAATGGAGCAACCCAAAAATTTGACAGTTTTTTTCTCCATTCTGGTATTGTTGCTAACTCGGTAAACTCTTTCATGCGTTCACCAGGTATTTTCTCTCCTGAACCCTTTCCAGGAAGTGGTTTATCATTTGATTTTGAGTAAAACAATAATTCAACTTCGTCATTATATAACCCTCTCAATTTTGCTTCACTTAACTCTTCATATTGCGCTTCCTTAATGACTGTTTTTTGTTTTAATCCTTTAAATTTTTGAAAATCAGGTATTATTGAAAACACACCTGAGTTCCTTTCCATACATTTTTCAGAAATAAGATTTTTAATATCATAAGGTATCTCTCCAAATTTAAATATTAACTTAGTTTTATATCCGATTAATTTATAATGGTCACCAGTATGATCTACCATTATATAAAATTCAGGTGTAAAAATACCTTTATTTTCCAAAACAGTATCATTTAGTTGCCCACAGACCAGAATATTCTTTGTATCTTCCTTTCGATATGCTTCACTAGAGAGAATAAT